CCCAATAAACGAGAACCAGTAGTTCCATCCTCTCTTAACTCCCATTGCTTTGTTTGTTTATTAAAAGAATGAGCGTTAATCCAGTCTTGTTTTTCTGTAGTTAAAACTTCTATAGCTCTATTAGATCTTTTAACATAAGTATTTATTCTCTGCTCTGCTTGTTTCCACTCTTTACTACCATACTTATGACTCATTAAATCAACGTCTATCAACTCATGAACAAATCCTGTGAATTTAGATTCAAAAGGAACATTATCTAAAACATCTAAGTTATTTAATTTTCCTCTTAACTCTTCAGCATCAGCTATTTTTTTATCTCTTAGTTTATTTTTTTTGTCTAATTCTTTCTTATCAATACTAGCCTGTTTAGCTTCTCTAGCTTTTCTAGCTGTTTTACCAGCAGCTATTCCAGCAAAGCCTTTGTCTATTCCTGCACTTAGTCCTGATAGAGGATTTACATTTATTAATTCCGGTTTAGAGTATGTTCCCATATTATTTTTATTTTAAGCTCCTAAAACTGATGCTAATCCACCTACTGTACTACCTAACATGCTATACATTGATTGTTGGCTTTGAGCTGCATTCAATCTTTGTTGATCTATTTCTGCTTGCTTTCTATCTAATTGTTGCATATCTCGTTCTTTTTGCTCAGCATACATAAACTGTTGACCAGCTACATCTGCTTGTTGTAGCCTCTGTTGCTCTTGCATTTTAGCTTGTTGTAGTGTTTGTTCACCTTGAGCTTTTAATTTTTCATTATTAACTTCTTGTTGTTCTATAGATGCTGATACACCTTGTTTAGATTTTAAAGCCATTTGAGCTAAAGCTGTAGCTCCACCAGCTCCCTGCCCTAATGCTCTCATTGTGTCTAGTGTATTAGCTAAAGCTATGTCAGCTTCCTCTGCTTGCATTTCAGCTGCTTGTGTAGCTACACTAAGATCTGCATATACATTAGTTAGTTGTTGTGAAGTATCTGTAACGTTAGCATAAGGATTAATAATAGGTGCTCTATTATTTTCCAAGTTCTTCATTTCAGTGTTTAATGTTTGTATTTGACCTTGCGCACTGTTATATTGATTGTTAGCCATTATTATACCAGCTACACCTGCTCCAACCATTAACGCAGAGCCCCAAGCTTCTCCTGATTTTCCTCCCATTTTATTTGTTTTATTAGTTTTACATTGAAGATAATTGCCAAGTGGTGCCTACAGCAAATAATTCTTTTGGACCATATCTATCCGTCTCAGCGTCAGTAGACATTTTAACTACAGCAAAGTAACCTCTAATTCCTGAAGTTCCTTGTGATGGAGCATCTTTGCCACCAGCTATACTATCTTGTCTAAGATCTATCTCTTGTGGTCTAACTTGATTGTTACCTAATATAGACGCTACGTATCTGTTTTCTTTTCTAGTAAATCCCCAGTTGCCGAAGTTCCCGTCAGCATCATAATAACCACTCATCGTAGTTGATCTTATATGTAGTGATCTGTCAGAATAAGTTTTCCATACTTGTGGTAAAGATATTATATCAGGATAAGAAAAGTCAAACGTACTATTTCCATTTGGAAATGCTTGATACTCTTGCTTACTAGATTCTAGTAAATCACACTCCCATCCATTACTTCCTTCATAGTTTACCGTTAAGAAACTTTTAGTTATATTAGGACTTTGGTTGAAAACAAAAGTAATACTAGATTCTGATTTAACTTCGTAAAATATAGCATGGTTGTTACCGTCACCTGGTTGGTAATGTTTATATATAGAACCTGAGTTAACTGAATAGTAAATGTCTTTTAAACTAAACATGAATGTTGGATTGTAAGTATAAAAGCTAACCCATCCATTTATAGAGTCATCAAAATTTAATGTCTTATAACCTTTAGTAGGTGGAAGTAGTTGTACAGTACCATCAGAAAGCATTTCAGCAACTTGACGAGGAAGTGGAAAGTAATTAGATAACTCCTGCATAGATACAGTGTAGTTTCTATTATGTATATCCCAACCACCAGGAATTCTACCTTTAGCTTGATTAGTAAATGTAATTTTATCTCCATTACTAAAATCTATACCAGAGCTTAATACTATCTCCCAGCCTGTATTATTACTGTTAGGGGTAGCTTGTATAATGTAGCAAGAAGTACTATAGCTAGTCACTACACCTGGTGCAGGAAAAATTGGTTGCGCAGTAACAGACACTAAAGATCCTACCATAGGGATATAGTTACCAATAGCATCAATATAAGGATTAGCTGGATAAGCTGGTGCAACTGTTTCTGGATTTAAAATTTCAAAAGAAGTAACATTATTACCAGCTCCACTTATTAACTCAGCTTGAATAGACCAAGCAACTTTATTATCAGGCATTGAAGCTAGATAATCTCTAAAGAAGTCAGTCATACCATAACCTGATATTTCAGTCATACCATCTCTAGACAGTCTTAAAACGCATCCTCGATCCTTATCTACGAAGTATTTTCTATACCCAAAGACTGCAAAACTTTCTGGGTTTTTACTTATACCATATTCTCCAACATAAGGTGTTATTTGACCTATTACAACATTAGATTGAGTACTCATTGGAGCACCTTCAGCAGAGTATATAAGATCTTTATCTATTAATGCTCTACTAACTTTGTCTTCTTGAAATACAATTAAATTACCATCTTCAGCAAACATTTTTTGAATAGAACCGTAATGTGGATCAGCTGTTTTAGTTATATCAGATCCAACTGGAAATTGATTAGTTTCATTAACGTTAGTTCTACTGTTAAAAACACCTGAATATATCATAGAGCTTAATCTAGTAAAGTTATTTGGAGCTTCCATAGTTAAGTAAGCCCTAACACCTAAATCTACACTATCATTATTATATCCACCTCTTATTCGAGATTCTTCTATATACCAACATCTAGCAGTTTGTTTTTTACCTTGTTCTATTTCTTCTTGAGTGGGCATAGGAATTTGACCTGGTGTATCTCGAGCTGTTGGATAAAATCCTAAACCAAAACCACCTGGATATGTCGTATTAGTCCCACAAACGTTACCACCGGAAGGATCACTACCTGGATATATAGGTTGAAAAGAAGTTTGTTCATTTGGTGTTAAACCACCATTTGATACTGCAGCTCCTTGATATCCCCATTGTTTTCCGTCATCTACAACCTTCTTTAACCAAAAAGAGTTAAAATAATTTACTTCTAATAATGCTGGCATAAATATATAATTACTTGTTTTTACTTAATGTTACTGTGGTGTTTGATTACCTTTTGATGCATAGAACTTACCATTCCACCACCAATCTCCACTAGGTCCTACTGTTCCATCACCTAAAACTTTTTGATACCAACTTGGTGCTGAAGGATTTGTATCTACATAAGAGTAAGGAACTGGTTGAGAAAGAACTTTACCTGTATTTTTTTGGATTTGAATTGTCCAAGTGTGGTAAACTCCACCATCACCGCTGGTAGGCCATTGTCTTGTTTGTCCATAAGCTTTTTCATGAACAAAAGGTACACCTGCTTCCTCTGGGAAAAGAAACTGAGTTATAGCTTGTTGATTATTAGCTATACCATTGTTCTTGCTTGAGCATTGGAACCTAGCTGTCATAGGATAAAAAGAAGAATCAGCGGAGGTAGTAGTATTACCATACCATTTAGAATAAATATAAGTACCATCTGGATTTTTAACTCTAGTATAAAAGCAAGAAACATATCTAAATGCAGGTTCTTTAGCGAATAAATAATCGTATGGAATAGCTCTAGGATCAAAACCGCTTAAAGCTTCTTCTCTACTATTAAAACCATCATCATTTACAGTGTATGCATACCATGTTATATCAGATCCAATTCTATTTTGATATGAGACTGTGTTTTTATTTACATCTATAATATTAGAATTTCCGCTTTGAGTTCCTACTGGTGTTAAGTTATCACCATTAAATGGTCCTAATGGTGGACCTGATGGTTCTTCATATAAATTGTCATAAGGAGAGTCTGGTCCCCAAAAACCAGATATTGGTCTTTCATTATACATATCCATCACGTTTATACACATACCAGGACCTATAACTACAGTGTCTCCATTTTTAGCTACTTGACCTTGTAGTGCTACCAACCTTGGTCTAGCTCCATCAAAGTTATATGTGGCAGAATTACCATGAGGAATTTCTGCTAAATTTGGTCTCATGTTATCTATAACTATTCTATAATCACCTTTCTTTTTTACAGCAAAGGAAACTTCACTATAGTTTGAAACCTTAGAAGAAGAAACTGATAAGTTTCTAAGAATATGTCCACCAGGCATTACGGATTGACTACTTGTAGCACCTTTAGCGTCAAATTCAAGATCAGGCGTAGTCCACATTTTGGGTTTTGCAATGTTAGTAGCTTTTGCCCTTTTAACATGGCCACCGGCAATACTTACATTGTTATAAGTACGAGGATCTATTAAACCTGGTCTTTCTGTCTCTATACTTCCATTAGTATCTGTTCCAGATCCATCTTCTGGTATTGGAGCAGCCCAAGCATTATCACGAGCTTTAGTTGCTCCTCTAAATAGTAAGCATGTACCATAGCCAAACTTTCCTACACCGCTTGGATCAGTATCCCATATTCCAGCCATTAAAGGTTGATCATCTATATCTAGAGCTTCTTCCCATGGTGAATCTTCATTAGGTCTATACTGTATACTTATGTTAGTCATCATAACACAGTCTTGCAAAATATTACTGTTAAGTGGATTTAATGCTCTAGTAGAGTTACGATCATAGTTAAAATAATCTAAACCTATCCTTATTAATGCTGTACCAGTTTTTATACCAGGCATTACTTCACCTGTAGAGTCAGCGCCTTTACGTTTGTTAACTCTAGTTCTAAAATATATTGCGTCCCATTTTCTGAACGCTGTTGAACTTGAACCCCAAAATGAACTTCCACCTACATTTAAACTTTTAGGATTATAACCTCCATCCATCTCGTCAGTATTATCTATGTTGTTTCCGAAGAAAGCGTACCATATTTTATTTGCCGAGCCTGAACTTCCTTCATAATTATTATTATGTGGAAGATTTTGGGGTTGTAGCCCCTGAAATGATCTAACACCCGTCATTAAAAAATTGTTCCCTGCAAATTGGTTTACATTATATGGTACTAAATCTATCCAATGGTTTGCTGCACCGTAATTAGAATTTTTATGTCTCCAAGGATAACCTAATGGTTGACCTATAGCACCAGAACAAGCTTTATTAAAATCTTCACCCAAACCACTACCCCAAGATGTACTTATAGGTGGGGGAGCCCATTGATAAACAGGATTTGCATCCACAGGTGGTTGTACTGTCACGCTTGTACTATCACTTAAAATAACACAGTGCTTAGAGAAATTTCCACCACCACCAGGTTTAGAAATTCCATTACTAGTATTACCGGTTAACGGTTTGTTTGCAAATCCTGAAAGAAATCCACCACCATCTTTCCACCACCTAGCATATCCAAAGTTGGCGTTTATACTTCCATCAGGTCTTACAGACCCTCTATAATTAACAGGCTTAACACTTGGCCAACTGCTCCACATATATTTTGCTTGTGAACCACCGGGGTTAGCGTAATACCAAGAGATATTACCCATTTGAACATTGTTAGGATCTGTAGAGTTTTGCGAATTTGTAAAAGTACTTGAAAAATTAACAGGAACACCAATATCATCATCATAGCCACTATTAAATTGACCATCTTGCCAACCTAAACCATTTACATTTGAATAGCCATAAGCACCTTCAAATGTTGCTACAAAATCAGCTATACCATTATTATTTTGTATCCACGTACCTAATGGTGCAGGTCTTTCAACATAAGCTGGTTGATTAGCTTTACCAGTCATAGGTACTCTACCTAAGGTTTCGTTACTTTTAGAAATTCTATCAGCGAGAAGTGGAATTGGCTCACAAGATCCATTAGCTAAATAACCGCCCGCTTGTCCTGTAGTATACCCAACACTTGATAATATACTATTACTACTTTTATCTCCATCTACACCTATTGTAGTTTTAGTAAACCATCCAAAATAACCTCCATTTACTGGAACTTGTGCTGATCCCCAAGTAAGATGACCACTTAAACCTGGCTCTTTTAATGTCACTTGTACAATCGCTGTATCAACAGATCCAAATCCATTAGCATCTGTAAGTGTCAATATTAAAGTATAAGTACCAGATGGCATCTCAGGACGAACAGATAACCTCCATTGACCTGGTTGTACAACACCAGAACTATTAGTAACTAATTCTAAGAAAAAACCTGGAACTTGTGGGTTACTATTAGGTTGAAAGACTTGAGTAAAAGGAGCATCTATATTAACTTGACTAGTTATTTCCATTATTAACTGCTCTCTTTCTCTACTAGCATCAGCAGATCCATTTACACCGTATATTATACCAGCCCATCTATACGCTATTTCTGAAGGTACATCTTCAAATGAAGGTAAAGTTATTTGAGGTTTAACATTACTAACTGATCCAAACTCTTGTAAGAACACTGGATTAGCTGCATTAGCTGGTAATAAACTAGCATCAGGAACAAATCTAAATATAAATGTTAAATCTCCTCTAAATGGTGATGTAGCATAATCTTCGTTAAAAACCCAATACTTATTAGGGTTTAGCCTTAACATATACTTATAGTAAGGAAAAACTCCACTAGCTATAAGTTGAAAAAAGTCATTTGGTGTGTTGCCTATTGAGTATGTTTGAGTTGTTGTAGATGTTAGAGGATATTCTACATAAGAATTAGCAACGTCAATTATACCAGGTACTTGTTGACCTATTTGATTAACAGCCCACACTTCACTAGATAATAAATTATCAGTGCTAGTATTACCTTCATCACCTATAAATCTCCACTCTTCTCCAAAGTCTCTAGCTCCTAAAGGACTGTTTATTAAATCGTTTAAATCACTTATTAACCCAGCAGTAGAAGTTTCCCAATATATGTCTAACGCTGAGATAGTAGGAGTTGTTTCCAGAACTGATAACTCTGGTAATACTATAATAGATTTGTCTGGACCTGGTGTTACATAAGAACCTAAACCTTTCTTAGTAGACATCCTTACTATATAAGGATTAGAATTAGCGTTGTAAAAAGTAGCGTTTGAAAAAGTTAAAGCAGAACCACCATCTATTTGCCAATTATACTCTTCAGCTTCTATATTAAACATAGCGGCCATTGTAGCATCTGTAGAACCAGGATCAATTGGCGCGGTTGTTGAGTCAGGATCAAAGTTTCCTTCAGTATATCTAGGATTTGCTCTATAATTTTTTACTAAAGAATTTTCAGGTATAGTATTAGGCCCTGGTCCAGATACTCTAACAGTTGAGTTGGCAAATACGTCAGAGCTAAGTTCTTTAACATAAACGTTTATAGTATTACTATCTACGTCTTGGCTCTGGTCGTACGCTGATAACGTTACTGTTTTAAACTGACCTAATCCCATTTCGCTTAATCTAGAAATAGTTACAACTTGATCGGCAGAAGTTTCTGGATAATATTGTGAGTTGTAAGGTTGGTTATCAGTTAGTTTACTATAAAATGGAACTGTAGAATTTTCTATATATGGACTAGCTATATTGTTTACTCTACCCCATAATCTAACGCTACTACCAAATGTTGATTGAGTAGGTCCAACTTCTTTTAAATCTCTAGGTATTTTATTAATGTTGTCGTTAAGTAATACAGCGTGTGATATAGTGTTTATAACTGAATCTGGTTCATAGTTTAAATAACCATCTAACATTCCTGGTAAATAAACATTATAATAGTCTTGTTCTTGTTGTTTAACTACTACTTTATAACTATACCATCCAAGAGGATTTTTCTCTTTATCATATAAACCTTTATTCTTACTACCTAATACTTCAATGGCTCCGTTAAATAATATTTTTAAAGAATCACCAGTCCAGTAAAGTATATCTTCATTTGTTGTAGAATCACTTTTATACGGATGGTATATTGTTGAATTCTTATAAACAACATTCTCAATTATTTCCTCTGTAACTTTTGGAGGAGTTAATATAGCTGGAGTTTGTCTACCGTATCTATCGCTTAAAACTATACCTACTTGGTAATTTCTATTTTGTTTTAAAGTGTGATTAGGGTATTCTACTCTTGAATATGTTTTAGATATGTTACTTGTTTGAGCCTTTTCAGAAACACCAACTTTGTAATCTAAAGTTTTAGGCCAAGGATAACTTCTAGTGTAATTACCATACACTACTCTATTTCCTATTATTTCTTGAGCTAAAGCCCTTACAGGAGCTTCGTCTGAGACTCTAATAGTTTCATCTTCTGGTAATGTTCTAATAGGTTTAGAAGCTTGATATTCCCAATTTATAAACGTATCACTACCTGCATCAACAAACAAAGGATCTGTAACTTTTATAGTTTTTACAACTTTAACAGCTAAACTGTTTGCTTCTTTATATAAAATATCAATAGACGAAACTAAAAACTTACTAGCAAGTTCGTTAGCAGGACATGGTAAGTCAATGAAAATATTAACACTATCAACTTTATTTTCCATCCAATTGACAATAGTACTTTTATAAGTTTCATCTTCTTGAGTAGAATCTATACCATCTCCTTCACCAGTATATTTTTGTGGTAAGTTTAAACCAAAATATCCATCTTGCTTAGGTATAAATGCAACTTGAGTAAAAGGTGACATAAGAGAGTATTCATTCTCATCATATTTAAACCTATAACTAAATCGTATAAACTTATCTTCTAAAAACGCAGCATCTCCAGTATAGGTAGGATCATAAGTTGGATTAGGATGGGTAGGATTACCTTGAGAGTCAAATTCACTTTCACCGTAATTTATTGGATTACCTTTACTAGTTTTGTTCTTCATTTGTGCTTGAGGTACTGTTGCACTTCCACACACTTCATCAGCCCATAATCTAGGTGGATTATAAGGAAAATATTTTGCTACTGATATTTGATCTTCGTTAATATAAAAATTTAAGCTACTAAAAGCCTTGCTTACATTAATTTTTCTAGGTTGATTTCTATCATCAGTCCAAAAAAGTAAATTTTCTAAAACATTAATACCTGTTATTATACTGTTTTTTGAGAAATTTAAAAATGAACCTTCTACTAGTGTTCTATAATCCCCGGTTGTTTCAGTGTAGCACGTAATAGCAGAGAATATCGGTTTAAACTTAGAACTAGAATTACTGAAACCCTGCTGCATGTTACTTAAACCATCACTAGAGTTATCTATAAAATTCGTTAAAAAAAGATATATTCTATCAGTATTAGTATCTCTGTAATATCCAATAACTTGAGCGTCATATATTACGTCTCCATCTCTATTAGTTATTTGTCTTGTGTTTTCTATGATGCTATTACCTAATACATTTTCTAAAGCGCCTACGTCTGATCCTTCTGATTTACTAACACCTATATTTTGTCCATCTCTATATTCTCCACTTGGTAACAATCTGTCATCCAAGTCTTTGTTCATCTTGGATTTTATAAATAAATTTTTACTTTCTGGCATATTCTAGTGTTTAATCCATTTTGATTTACCTCTCATCACTTGTACAAATTCACTAAGTTTAATATTTTGTAATCTAATCTTAGCATTTCTCAATGTTGCTCTTCTTTCTTGCTTAAATCTTCTTACTACATATTCTTGTATATTAGGCATTGTAGAAACTAAAGAATAAGCTATGTGCATGTACATTGCTTGTTCAGCCATTTTAGGTATTTTAGTCTCATTATCATATCCTAAACCGTCTGATATGTATTCTAATATTATTATTTTACCTTTAAGATTGCTACTGAAATTAAAAGTATTTCTACGCCTGTCAATATTAAACCATCCGTTCATATTAGAAACTTCAGGTTCTAAACCATATCTCTGTCCCCAAAGCTGATCCCACCAAGTCCAATTATATATATTAGCGTTTAAATCTTGAACAGTAATTAACCCATTTAAATCCGCATTGTTGTTAGTATCCCATCCTATTTGTGTATTTGAAACACCAGCTTCTATATTTTGGCCCCAAGCATCTTGTATTGGTTGACCATCTTGACCATCTTGTATTAATGGCTGTGTCGGGCTACTAGTAAGTGTAGTAGGATATATTGGATGTTTTACTCCAGTTCCATCTACCCAAGAAATTTGAACGTAATTTATATAATCTTGTGGTATTACAGCTGAACATACAGGTGTTAATTGAAGTTCTTGAGACTTAACAGACCTTAGAGTGTCATAACTAAATTCTTGTAAACCTCTTTTAGCATGAAATATAATATCACTTCTTTTAACACGTTCTAATAATTTACCTTCACCTACATAACCTACTAAAAAGTTATCCACTATATCATCTATACTTATGTATTCATAACTACCATATTGATCCCATATAGCATTTTGATTTAACTGTACTTTAACAGCTACTTGAGTATAAGGAGCTACTGGTCCAGGTATTCCAGCATTTGGAAAATAAATTATATTAGATCCAGCTTGTTGAACTTGGTAAGTTGGTCCATTGTATAAATTATTATTTGTTAAAATAGCTGTCACCACACTACTTCCAGGTCCTAAAGCACCACCTGGTATTGTTATTGTTGAATTTTCAACATAATCATCACCAGCATTTAATACATCAACTTGGCTAATGTCACCTGCAGAATTTATAGTTATACCTAATAATCCGTTTTGACCTCCTCCACCTGTTATCGATACTATATAAGAACCTTGTGTAGCATTTATTCCTGAAGTCGCACTCCAATTAAATAATAAACTATTAGTTCCTTGATTGCTTAACCCATTAGTAGCAAAAGATGGATATTCAATAAAATTATTTAAGTGAGCAGACCCTGTAGGATCAACAAATATTTTGTAATTACCAGCTTGTGAACTATTAGTATCTTCTAAAATTACTTCTAAGTTAGCATCAATACCAGTAATTGTGACATCGGTGTAAAATTGTATATCAGATCCAGTATAGTATTCAGCGTTAGTTTGTTGTATTAGTCCCATTTATTTAAGATTTTTCATTTATATCATCACCTGAAGCCATTTGAGCTGCTGTCTGTATTATCTGAGGATCTCTTATAATTATACCAGCATAAGAAAGTATTTTTAAAATTAATTCACTTTGATCTTGTATACTTAATTCAAAGTTTCGCGAAGGCCCTTGCTGATATATGTATTGACCAACTGAACCTATACTATATTCCCATTTAGGAACTCTAGGTTTTCTAGTGTAATACATAGTCATTTTTTCTGGATTAGTAGGAATACCCTGAGGAGAGAAAATTATTTTATCGTTGGATATGTAATATATAGGATTTTTCTTAGTAGGAGTTGTTAGTTTAGATCTAATTATATTTGAAAACATTTTTCTATTAACCTCTTCTGCTATTATAGGATTATTTCCGTTATTTGGTAGAAATTCTATAGTTCCTAATCTATAAAAATCATTTGGTAAGTCAAATGGTGCTATTAAATCTTCAGTTTTTTCAAATATTTGAATTTTATTTCTAAGCATTTTAACTCTATCACCGTACTCACTATCATTTTGTGGCACTCTCAACTTTTGGTTAAGTGACTCAAAGTAACTTTCAAAAATTTCTAATTGAACTTGTTGAGCAACTTTGTTAAATTCCGACGGAGTCATATATCCTCTTTGTTCTTTATTAAGTATTAATAAGACTGTTTGATATACTGTATTTATGTTTACCATGCTTTTGAATCATTTAAAAAAAGGGTGGCGATTAAACCACCCTTATTTATTATCACTTGTTATTTAAGTTTTTTCTCTATTGATTTGTAAACTTCTAAACCTTCGTCTGTTTTAAACCATGCAGCTATTGCTGAGTATGGATTTTCGTCAAACGGTATAGTCATTAATTTACGACCATTACTTCCCCATTTAAAAGTTCTTTGATCATCACCTAAAATTATTATACCTCTTTCTCTTGCTGTTATAGCAAAATTTCTTAGTACAACGTTTTCATCTTCTGACAACTCTAAGAATAATACTGGATCTTTTTTCGCGAATAAAATTAAATCTCTTTTTAATTCTTTCGAACTTAATGAGGATACATTAGAACCTACTTCAACTCTTAATACAGCTTCAGCTTGTTCTATATCCATATCATAAGCCACGTTCATTGCAGCTATTTCAGCTTCTAAATAATCATATTCATTTCCAGCTTCTACCTCAGCACTAAATTCTTCAAATATTAAACCTTTATGTGGATGTTTAGATAAAAACTCTTGTAAATTTCTTTTTTCCTTAGGAACCATCATATGTCCTTTTTCAAATACAATATGTCTAAGAGTAGCTGGCCCTTTTTGTTCATCGACAAATACAGACTTTTGATTGGTAGCATATCTTAATTCTCTTTCATACCCTAATTCTGGATCAAACCAAACTAACGGATATTTTCTAGTATGCTTACTAGGTATTGTATGTGTTAAAGGATGTTTGTTTCCTTTTAGATAGTAATTTCTATCTTTATATTCCCAAGTATCTTTTTTAACCTCTTGCTTAGGAGCAGGAGCTTTTTTTTCTTTTGTTTCCATAATATAATATAATATAATAATTAAAAAAGACCCCGCCGAAGCGGGATCTTATTATTGTTTTGATTAAGCTAAAGCCATACTAGCTAAAGTATTAGATAAACTAACATCAATCATTCCTGATCCTCCGCCAATTTTACCAATAGCTTCGTTCATGGCTTGAACATCTGCTTGGACAAATCCACCACCTGCACTACCACTATTGGTAGAAGTAAGTGTTAATACATCAGTTCCAGTAGAAGCCCCAATATAAGTTATTTCTATCTTAAGAGCATTACCTGTACCGCTAGCCTTAATTAATCCAGCATTTTCTGCACATACAATATCAAATGCACCTGCAGCTTTTTTTACTTTTACGTATCCCATAATTTCTATATTTTAAAATGTTAATAAATAATTAAGCTGCTTTAAATAACACGAAGTTATTAGCCGCTTGAGTTACTAAACATCTTTCAGATAAGAAACTAACAGTCATAGCATCTAAAGTGTCAGTGTATGCACCACCTACAGATCCAGTGATCCAAGACTTCATTCTTCTATCCTCAGTTTCAGAAGCTCTGTAACGAGTATGTAAGAAAGGTCTACGAATATTTGAACCTAACATTTGGTCATATACAGTAGATGTACCTGCAGGAACTAACACACCGTCAATTTCCTTAGATAAACCTCTTGTAGAAGCATCATTTAGATATTTCCAGTCAGTTTTATAGAAGTCATAAGAACCTCTTCTAAAACCAGAGAAACCAAAGTTCAACGCCATATCACCGTCATTTTCAAATAGACCGTAAGAAGCAGCTTGAGTAGATGCATAAGACCCATTCATAGCAGCAATCATGTCATCAAAATCAAGAGCAGTTTGTCTAGATAAGAAAAGCATGTTTTCTTCAATAGCACCCTGCTTATCTAGGTTTTTAAGGATTTCATCGAAATCACCTAAAGCACCTGAACCAGGAGCAGCAGCTCCAGCAAATCCAGAGTATACATTACCTCTTGCTTCGATAGCTGCGAATAATCCTTCAGAACCTTTAACAAGTCCAGTAGAACCACCAGGAGCAGCACCTGAACCACCAAATTGGAAACTAGTTCCAGAAGCGTATACAGCTGTTGGATCCATAAATTCAGCTTCAACCATCGCCATCTCTAATTGATCTTCAAATCTTAATCTTGTTTCAGATTCAGACTTTAGGTACCAAAGGTATCCATCTTGACCATCTTCCGTAGCAACTTCAACCCAACCGATCTGAGCAGTGTCAGAACCGTTAATTTGAAAGTTATCTTTAAGGATAATAGGTGAATTAGAATACTGAGTGAAGTTTGGCTCAATCGAACCATCCATACCAACAGAACCTTTACCAAAGTCAGATCCATAAACAAATAGATCAATTGAATCAGCAGCTGTTCCATAAGGATTTGTTTGATTGTCATAGAACTTAATACCTAATGTATCGTTAGGTCTTGTAGTGTTAGCTTTAATACTTTGTACTAATGCTTTTCTAATTACTAAACCAGTTGCAGAATCAGACATTAAAATTGTTTGACCAACTCTAATAGCACCTGATCTATCACCAGCAGCTAGTTCTGGTTGTGCAGCATCAACGTTAAGTAATAAAACGTTAGACTCTCCAGTTCCAGCAGCAGCAGCAGTAATGTTACATTTTTTATATGCAATGTGCAATCTGTTTTGTTCAGACCAAACTACTTGGTCAGATGTCATAGGCATTTCAGCGCCTACCATTCTTAGGAAACCACCAATGGTTCTGTTCCCGTATCTCTCTATCTCAGCTTCATAAAGCTCAGGTAGATATTGTTGTGCAAAGTTTCCTCCAGAAGCACCTGTAAAATCTAGATAATTGGTGTTTAAAGCCATTCTAGACTGAGCAGGTGTTAACATAGCTGGAAAACTTCCGCTTACATTAAAAGCCATAATTTTTAGTTTTAATTTTTATTGTTTCTTTTTATTTTTAATTTAGAACTATCAACACCACTTATCGCTTTTACTTTCAAACCATTTATAAACACATCTCCATTTTGAGCTGTATTTCTAGTTGTTGCATTAACATTATTGGTTTTAGCTGTTATATCTTTAATAGCATCGGCTTTGCCTTGCTCGTAAAAATGTTCAGCTAAAGTATCAGCGTTTCTAGCAGCGTATAATGCTTTATGGTAACCAGCTGTATCGTTTACATTGCCATCTTTATCTAGGAACTTCCCAATGAAAGAGGTCAAGTCAGCTTGCGTATCAGCTACGTTTTGAGGATTTGAAACTCCATACTTAAATTGATTTTCACCTAGTTTAAAATCGAATCCCTCGAAATCATTAGTAAAAAATTTATTAGTATTTTGTTTAAACTCTTCTCTACGAGCTGCCGCAGCATCTTGTTCTTTGTTATATCGGTTGAAAAAGTCTATTGCTTTTTGTTGATCAGTACTAACATTAGATCTTAACTTAAGGTCTTCATAATACTGTTCTTTCAAGTTGTTCATAAATGAACTAGCATTAGCTACTTCTTCTTTCATCGCAAGCTTTTTCTTGCGAATTTCTTTTTCTTCGTCTTCTTCTGCATCAAACGAAAACTTATCTTCTAATAAGAATACAATCTCCTCATCGTTTAAATGTGGTTTTGTTTTCTTATAAAATTCTTTTAATAAAGCTTCTTCTTTTATATTAGAGTAATCTGTGTTCAACCTAGCGTAGTCCTGTATTCCACCACCAGTTTCTTTCATAAAACTTATAAGCTTTTGAACTCCTTCAGGCATGTTTACCTCAGGTGTTATTGGAGCTTTTTCTGCTACTGGAGTTTCTTCTTTTTTTACTTCACCATCTGTTGCTTCTACTCTTTTTATTAAGTTTTCACTTTTATCTTCTACCTTTTCTTCAGCTTTAACTTCTTCTACTTTTTCTTCTACTTTTTCTTCAGTATCTTTTTTAATTTTCATTTTGTATACTGGATCTTCTTTTCTTTTTGTTAAATTAGAAGGTCTTTTAGCTTTTACTTTTAAAGGTTCTTTTGTTTCTTTTTCTTCTTTTAATTCTGACATAATATAATATAATAATTAATAATAACTACATTTTGAACGCATTACCAATTTCTTGTTCTTGCCCTGGTTGCTCTTCAAAATCAGTTGGTGCTAAATCATTTTGTCTTTGATCTATCATTTGACTCTGCTGCGTTGCTTGCAGCTTAGTTCTATTATCTTTTCTATCTTCTATAAATTGCTCTTTTTCTTTATCTTTGCCTACGTCAGCTTGTTTAAGCTGCATATCAAATTCAAACTTTTGTTGAGCTAGTTGTTGCTTAATTTGAAGTTCTGTCTGCATTCTTTGTGTTTCAAACTGTGACTTAGCTTGTTCTATTTGAATCTGCGTTTCAGCCAAAGCTTGTTGTTTTTGAACTTCTGCTTGAGCTTGTTCATTAGCTGCTTTAGATTGAGCCTGAGATTGAGCTTGTATATTAGCTTGTTGAGCTTTTTGATCTTGCTCTTGCTTTTTAACTCTTCTTTGTTTTAAGACTTGATTAGCTAGTTTTAAATTTCTAACTTCCCTAATATCAATAGCGTCTTCTAAGAATATCTGTTGTTGTTGTAGAGCCATCTGTATATTCTGCTCTAGCATAGCTTTTTCTTCTTCGTCTGGTTCTAATTGTAAAAATATTCCAAAATCAGCATTGCTTCTCTTTGCTATTTCTTCTAATGTTTTAACATTAAAAACAGATATACTGCTTTCTAAAGCTTGTTTTAATAATGGAAATTCTAAACTATCTACAACTCTTCTACATATATTTTCTGATGTTTTAGCTGTTAAGTATAGACTAGATTGCAATATATGTCTAGTAGCAACATTAGAGTTTGCTGCTGCTAGCTTTTGTAAACCGACTAATGATTGTTTGTCAGGCATTGATCCATCTCTAGCTTCATTAAGTCCGGTAACATCTCTTATCATTTGTAAATAATATTGATAAGTCTGAATTAATGATTGAATTTTTTGACCACCTGAACCGCTTTGTAATTCTTGTATAGGAACTTTACCGTGATTTATTTCTCCGTCTTGTGTAAGTGATCTACCTACTATACTACCAGTCTGAAAATACATATTCAATGCTTCTGCTGGATTGTAGTTTGTTCCATTACCTAAATCTACTTCCGCTAAACCATCAACGTCTAAGTAAACACCATCAGGAACAACTCTAGATAATACTTGTTGTATCTTTAAATGAGTTAATTGTATCATATCAGCAAAACCTGTTATTCTACCAACTAAACTTTCTATTCTACCTTTGTACATTCTAGGAGCTACAATATTGTAATTCATATGTACTTTGGTTTTATCAGCCATAGGTCTAGTCATGTTCTCACACATTTCCAATCTAACATCAGTGGGTGACCTAGTATTTTAGCTCCAGAGTATATAACCTCTATAGATCTTGATACTTTTTTAAATGTATCACTTTTAGGTGGATTAAAATCACCTGACTTTTGTATTGCTTTTTCTAAACCGTTCTTTGTTTTCTTTATTTTAAATACTTGATCTAAAAAAGTTTTATATTCAAAATATAATACTTGACATGTTTGATCGTCGTTTCTACCGTTCCAAGCTCTTAAATATTCAGAATTACCATGATACTTTTGTATTTGCTCTAATTCTTCTTTTGTTAATTTAGGAAACTCTGTTTTAAGCTCTGATAATGCTACGTTCTTAACCTCGCCAACGTAATATAAATCTTCAAAATTAGGATCTTCTGTATATGAATAAACAAGATTAGCTGGATCTACATATTGAACTCTCACACCTCTCATTTTGTCCCAACTAGTTTTAACAGCAGCTATACCTAAAACACAAAGATCATAATTAAGTCTTTTATTAACATTGTCATATTTATTGAATTCAAGTACATTTGATATTAATTCTTCTTGAGCTATTTCTATAGATTGTTTATAATCTAATTGTAAATGCAATTTTAAATCATTATCATTTTCTAAACCCAAACTTTCTGCTTGAGCATCTCTCATATTTATACCTGTTTCTGCTTCTATGCTTTGAAATAAATCTCTAGCTTTTAAATCTTTATTTAATTTATTAGCGTAATCAGTTCTTTCTTTTACAGATGTAGGATCTTGAGCAAACGCGTTTACGTAGTAGTTTCTACTTGATATTCCATTAACTACTATGTCTACAAATTTAGCTATAACAGGAACTGGCTGCCAATCTAAGTTTAAATAAGATAAATCACCATCAATAGCAAGTTCGTCTTTATATTTTTGAATAGGTTGTTCTCCTCTCGCGTATAGCCTTAATCTATGATAATTTTGAAAATTAGTAGCATATCTATATCCTAGGCCTCTATAGTTTCTAAACCATTCACCTTCTATAGCTCTACCTACTTGCAAACCGTAGTCTTCGCTGTTCTTAACACTCTCAGGTACTACCTGATCTGGAAATGAGCTGTAGTTATTTGTTTGAATTCGCATTTATTGTATTATTTGTGAAATTGAGCCTTCGTTGTTATACTTCTTCATACTTAATTGTAATTTTTTTATCTTAGCGCTAGATGTTGGTTTGTAGTTGTTTTTGTTACAAGCCATGATGGCTAAACCAGAACTTATAGTAGCATCGTGCTTAGTTCTTTTATTTATATCAAACTTAGCCCAATCTTCTAAAGTTTTTTGAAAATACATATCACCAAAATCATTTTGTTTTTCACCTACGTAATTTTCAATATAAGCCTCTACCGCTGCGGCGTGAGCTTGTTTAATATCTTCGCTTGAGTTAGGTATTCCACCTATCTCCTTTTCGGTTATAGATAATTTGTTATATATTTTATCAGGTCTATTCATACTAAAACCTCTATAACCTCTTCTTTTAAAATAATATAATAATCTAGGTTTATTATTCTCTGCTAATATAGGCATTCCATAAAAAACACAAGCCATAAGTATATCTTCAAAAAATATTTCAGCAGTAGGAGGTCTACATATATATTCTAAAAAAAAGTAGTTGGGTGGAACGTCTTCCATAGAAAACTTAGTCAGTCCGTGTAATGATCCATTAGACCCTTTACCGTCGACAGTACCACTAATATCATAAGAGTCACAACCAAATGCTCCGATATGATCATTTCCAGGGTAGTAAGATCCATTTTTATTTATAACATTATTTTGTAATTGTCTATCAGGTATCCAAGTTATTTTAAATCTTCCATTTACACTTGGAAAAAATAAAACTTTAGTATCTTTAATACCATTTTCCCAACCAAAATTACCAGTTGATATTTTAGCATTGTTATTTAAACCTTCGTTATGATCTATTTGTTGATATATTTTAGTAAGGTTAAATAAACTTTGTTTAGCTTCATCTCTAAAAGCGTGTTTTTCAGTTCTTGGAAACTGTCTATAATATTCATTTAAACTGTCTTGATCGTTTTTTAATCCTTCAACTTCGTTTTCCCAGTGTTCGATGACCCCTGTACTAATTGGGATATTATCAATTCCGAGGATTTTATTTTCTGGCGTAGTGAATACAGGTGATCCAAAAGTATCCATGAATCCTTCGTAGTTCCATTCCATAGGGATGAAAAGAGAATAGAGTCCGCTAGA